TTACCTGTAATCATAGCGTGTTGTTTTGGTGTATCAATAAGATGAGAAGCTAAGACCGAAACAGCTGTAGATCTATATGCTTGTTCAACATCAGAAAAGATATACTCTCTAATTGCTTTACCATTTTTTTGTGTAAATAAAGTTGCTCCATCAAAAGGCACAGGACTAGCTCTATTACAACCATATGGTGTTTGTCTTAGAAAAGCTATACTGCTAGGAGTTATAGCAGCAGATTGAGATGATACTGGAATAAAATATTCTGATCCATCTGTAAATATTTGTAAGTTTCTTGAAGATACAAAATGTCTAATCTCATTTACTCTATCGCCTGTAATAGCAACATTGATTGCTTCATTTGCTAAACCAGTTCCTAAAGCAAAATTAAAATATCCAGCTATCTGACTTGCAACAACAGCTGATGGTTTATCTCTTACACCACCAAACCATAGTCTATTATCATGGAATGATACAGCTTGTGGAAATCCTCTTTCAGCAGATATAAGTTCTTCTGTATGATCTGATTCTGCATTTGTATTTGCAAGTGTTTCTATAACTTGACAAGTTACTTCTGTTGCACTTGTAAATCCTGTAATCTTAACTTGTTTAGGTGTAGTTCCTATTTCAAAATATACACCAACATGATCTGATGTAAATAAATTAGCAGAAGCTGTTAAGGTAACACTATTACCACTTGTAGCTGATGGAGTAATTGTAACACCAGGATCTGCATATCTATGAAAAGGAGCTGTAGTTTTACTTACACCATTTGTTGTAACTGTATCATCTAGTTCAAACTCAAAAGCAGAAACAGAAAAAGATGATGCAGAAGCTCTAACTATTTTTCTTATAGGATTATTTCTATGTGTAATAAATACTGTATCTCCAAACTGTGCAAAGTTTAGTTCAAATAACTGAGCTGTACTCCAGTTACAATTAGAAGTTATGTTAGCCTGGACTACAGATCCAGTAGAGCTGTATACATCTAGTCTATTATTACTAAATGCAAACAAAGCAGTTTCATCATTAGAAAATATAAAAGGTATTAGTCTTGATTGTGCTGGTAATGTAGCTTTGTATTCTGTAGCTGGTCTACGCATAAGACCACCCTCATCTAACAAATACCAATTACGACATTGTTTTGCTCCCTCAAAATATGCTTTAGCATCTGTACGAGCATTTAAAAGATTGTTTAACTCTCCAGAAGAAAAGTTAGTAAAGACTTGTCTAACCTTTCTAGGCATTATCCTACCACTAAGCCACTACGACTACTTCTTCTCTCATTTATGAATCTGTCAGTTGCTAGTTTTTTAGTTGTAGTTTCTGCTGATTCAGTATTTCTTGCTATAAGTATTTGTCTTTCTGCTAAGTTATCAAACTCTCTAACCATAGCTGAATCTCTTGCTATAGCTCCAGCAAATACACTTGCAAGTTTGTATTCTACTGCTAATCTAAAGTAGGGTGGAAACTCACTTTCATCTTGTCTAAAGATGTAATCCATAATTAATTTACTTTGACTACCATGTCCATCTACAAATATTTTATCTCCATATCTTGCATATTGTATATTTATATCATTTTCAGTTATTGATATTATTTGTAAACATTGTGGACTTGTAGGTATTTGATATGCATATTCATATCTACCAGTAGGAGCATTTGCTAATAAAGATAGTTGTTGTTGTTCTGTAGCAAATCTCCATCTTGATCTACATAAAGTAGATTCTATAATTTCTTCATAAATATTATTTGTTACTAATGCTTCTGTAGTATCGTCTGTAAATGACGAAATCGGATTAGATCCGATCATTATTAATGCTCTTGAAGCTATGTCTATTTTTGTTACTGCCATATTTTTTTAGGAGGGGGATTGCTCCCCCTCGTTAATGTTATGATAATAAAGCTGTTCTCACTTGAGTTGAAGTAGAAGTTGTTACAATTAACATATCTACTACACCATTTGAGCCACCACTGTTTACAATAATAACATCTCCAGCTGTTAAATCAGCTTGAGAAGCTAAAAAGTACTCATTGTCATCAATAGTACCTATCGCATCTCCATCAGTGTAATACCACATGGAGTTGGTGTCTCCCATTTGAGAGATTTTTTTTACCGGATTTGAAGTTTCATATGCCATATCTACCTCCTATTCCGCAGCTTTCTGCACTCTAATACCATTATCATCAATTAGAATTGATCCCATTGATAAATAAGAGGTCATTAAGTGAGCCACTTTTTCTGGTATATAGTTTACTTCTGTTCTAACTTCTGATCCAATACCTAGACCCATTGATGACTTGTGCCATGCAACAGTGTGTCTATCAGTTGATCCAGAAGTGTCTAGTCCTGAGAATACAAAAGTTAAGAAACTTAAGAATCTTTTAGCTGTGTAGTTCATACCAGCAAAAGGAAGCTCGTTGTTTCCAATGTATTCCATTCTTGACCATTGATCATCATCTAACAAGTCAGACCATTGTTTTGGACCGATTGCCCAATATCTTTGGTCATCATCTGGCACAGAATTTGTACCGAATAATGCTTGCATATCTTTAAATTTAGCCACATTCATATCAGTAGCTAAAGATCCAGTACCATTTGCTCCAGCATTGTTTGCTACAGTTGTAGCAGATGCCATAGCATCAGTGATAATGCTGTCAGTTTTACGACCAAGAGCATATGCTGCATTATTTGCAATTACTGATCTTTCGTCAATGTTGGTTTTCAGTTCGTCTAGCTTGTCTACGTAATCCGAAGCATAGAAGTCAGAAAGTGTAGCAGTTACATTAGTATGACTAATGTTCATAGCTACTACTTCAGCATGACGAGCCTTAGTTGTTGCCTCGCCTGTGCCTACTTTTTGGAACTTAACTGATTCTCCAGATACTCCATTTACAACACGCACTAGATTTTTGAACTTACTACCCATTCTTTGATACGCCATATGTACTTCAGATTCAAACTGAGTAATAAAAGCGTTAGTTATAGTAGCACTCATTTTATTCTCCTTATGTTGCTTTTGTTACCTAGATTATCTCACAGGAGCTTTATATGTTATCTTTTACAAGGCATATTCTACGCCATAGAGGTCTATTACTCAATCAACTGACATATTTTTTCTACTTTTTCAACTCACAAAGCTCAACAATGTTTTCACTTGGTATTACACAAGTATCGCCTATGTCTGTATCATTGTAAGACATATAGATTATTGTAGCGTTTTTATTCTTTTCTAAAAGAAAACCCTCAGTTACATTTATGTATGGTTTAAATGTTTTAGCAGTATTTGGATCTAACCATTCTGAATGAGATACAGCATCTCTCCAGGTAACTCTAACCTTTTTCGCTTTCGTCTTTACCATAGTATTTTTCAAATAAAGCTGCGACTTTGTTTATGTAAGCTGGATCTCTTGATCCATCTTTCCAATATCTAGGATCTTGCATCATAGATCTTAAATCTTCTAAACTTGGAGCAGCTTCTATGGCAGTTTCTGTTGTAGGCATTGGAGCATCTTTAGTTAGTTTCATAAGTTCTTCAATAACTTTTACACCAGCTGCTGTACTTGCTAAATTAGATGCTGCCGAATAAGCATCAGAAGATAAATTCTTCTTTGCCCATAGATCAGCTGCTTCTATTCTTTGTGTAGCATTTTCGCCTAATTGTTGTTTTTCTTCTTCCAATACAGGAAGTGCAGCTATTTGATTATCTACAAATTTTTTAATACCATCATTGTATTCTTCTTGAGATAATCCCTTTTTTCTAGCTGTTTCTTCCCACCATTGAAGCAAGGGTATATCTTTGTTTACTTCTATAGATACACCTTCTGGTATTTCTGGTTGGAATAATTCATATTCCTTGGGAGTATTGGCTATTCTTTCTTGTTCTATGTCTTGTCTTATTTGTTTTGATAGTTCTTCTGTTCTTGATCCTAGTTTTTTTTCTAAAGAATTATAACTACTAGCAAGATCTTCTAAATTTACTTCATTTGTATCTGCGTTCCAGAATTTTTCTGATACATATTCTGGTCTTTGTGGTTTTAGTTCGCCATTAGTTTTTTGTTCTTCATCAGCCATTTTTTTGTCCTCGTTTTATTTTTTGTTTTATTACACTTAATAAATATCTTTGACCCTCTAAATGCCATAACACATTACTACTAGAGTTTGGATTTGCCAAAGAGTTATTTGTTATTTTTTCGAGGTATTCGATTGCTGCTTTGCCTTTACTTCCATTAAATACGCTAGCAAAAGTCCTGTCATCATCAGTAGCTACCTCTTTATTGTTGTTCTTGCGTAGGGTTTCCCATGACATTTCCAGGCATATTACCTTGTTGAGCCATATTTTGCAACTCATTTACTAGAGCTTGTTGTTCTTGAGGATCTCTAATTAATTTTTCTGGTAATCCTAGCTTTTCAGCCATGTATCTTGCTACTTCATCTTGTTTTACAATCATATTTAGTATTTGTGGTCCAAATGTTTGAGCCAAAATAGCATTAAAATTATTAACTACAGCTATATCTTGCTGATGTTGAGCTTGAGCTAGAGGAGATTGAGATATAATTGTTACTTCTCTATTATCTATTCTAGGTATTTCTATTAATCCTCTTTTTGTAAGTATTCTAATTATTCTTCTAAGAAGTGGTGTAATTAATTCTGATTGTAATCTACCAAATGCAGATCCAATCTGTCTTGATAGGTCTGCCATTCTTTCTGATACTTCAGTAGCTGACATTGGTGTACCCTCTGGTCTACCAAGTGTTTCCATATACAATGCTTTTCTAATATTCTGACGCATATCTCCAAGTATAAGTTGAGCTACATCAAATCTACCTACTCCAGCTAAAGGAGTAAGACCTCTACTGTTTGGAGCTACAGGTATTAGACTACCAGGTACTAGATTAATATTATCTGGATTAATAACTCCATCATCTTCATAAGTATAAATACCACTAATATTCATCTGTGCATTTTGTAATATTAGTTCTACTGTAAGATTTGTTGTTTTGATTGCAGCCATAGCATTAAATACTGGACCACGACCAAATACTTCTCCAGATGCTTTGTTCCATCTAAATACAATATATGGATTACTACCAATACCAGATAGTTCTTGTTCAAGTATCATTTCTTTTTCATTTAAACAAACAACACAATACTTAAATTTTTCTGAATTAGGCTCATCATACATTCTAAATACACCCTCAACTACAGTTGCTTTTTCTCCTTGTTTATCATCTATAATTTTTAACATTTCTGGAGACATTTCTGCTTTAGGATAAGCTGTCATTAGTCTGTTATAAGCAATACTTCTTTTTCTAAATACAGTATCTACTTTGTTATCTGGTCCATTGTTTAACATTACTCTTGGTAATGGAATAGCTTGGAAGTTTATTGGGTTTAAACTATCTCCCTCTTCTACTAAAAGTACACCAGTACCAATAGCACAATCCATAAATGCTTCATGTATTTCTTGATTAAAGTTAGATCCAGCAATTATTTCAAAAACATATTTTGTTATTGCATCTAGTTGTTCATTAACAGCTGGTTTTTGTTGATCTGGTACTTCTGATCCAGCCTCAAAGTTTGCCCATCTTCCATATGTAGGAACAAGACCAGCTTGTAATCTACTAGCAAATTCTTGTATACCTACTACAGCTGTCTCATCAAATATTTTATCTGTTCTTCTTTCTCCTACAGTTTCTTCATAAAAAGATTCTCTTTGTGGTAAAGTATATTCATATGCTTCTTCATACTTATCTTTCCAATGATCGTATATTTTTTCTGAATCTCTATACTTCTTCATAAAAGAAGCTACTCGATTATCTGTAATTCCACTATCTAATTCTGTATCTGCTAATTCTATATATGCCATTATGCCATTGATCCTGTTATTGTTCTTGTGCTAGTTGCTAGTAAAGCTCTTCTTTCTGCATCTGTTCCACCAGCTCCAGTAAGTGCAGCAATTCTATTTTCTCTTAATTCTTTTTCTAATACAGCATCTTGATTTTGATTTGTTATTGTTGCATCATTAGTAACTCCAGATGTAGATCCACTATCTGTTGTTCTATTAGAAGATGCAGCTATAGATGTACTTGTCATATTTTTATTAAATCTATCTAAATATCCCTCATAGTCTGTTCTCATAGAATCATATAACATAGCACTTGGTATACCTGGTACACCAGCCATAGCTAATCCACCAGCTATTGCTAATTTTATATTTCGTTGTCTTTCAAACATTTTTTGAGATATTGCAGTTGATGATAATATACCTGTTGGATCTCCAGTACCCATAGCTCCTGTTGGATCTGATTGACCATATAACATTTCATTTAAATTTTGTCCTGTAACACTTGTAGAAACTTTTTGACCAGCAGCTTTAGCTGCATCATACTGATCTTTAGATACTCGTATAAACTCTCCACCTTGTTGAACAAAATAACTTCCTACTTTTGCAAGTCCTTGATCTACTAAAGAATCTTTTGCAGCTTGAGATGCAGCTCCACCATATAGTTCATTACCTTTTTCTTTTTCTCTTTGTACAGCTGTATTTACTGCTACTTTTGCAACAGATTTTTTTGCTTCTGTTCTTTGTTCTGAAGAATCATATCTATCTCCTCCATAACTTCCACCACTAGAAGTAGATGTAGTTCCATTTTTACTACTCATAAGTTTTACCCTCTGGATCTGTCATGCCCTTTGTTCCTTTAGTAAATAAACTTCTTTGTCCTACCATACCTTTTTTTCTTCTAGATTTTTGTTTCTTTTGTTCTTTTTCTAATCTTATTTTTTCTTCTTCTTCTTCTTTTCTTCTTTTTTCAATATCTTTGCGTAGCTGTTTATCAGCTTCAGATTCTTCCATTCTTGGTCTACGAAAAGCACCCATTACAGCTTTATTTCAGAAAAACCTTTTTTTTTCAACTCACAATATAACTGATATGGTGTGAATATCCAAAACTTTGACATTCCAAGTAATCTTTGAACATAACTAACACAGCTATGCTCTTTGATCCAGGATCTCATTATTACTGGGAATCTAGGTAAATTATATTTAACTGGCACTTGTAGTATCTTTCCATTTTTTTGACTAATCATTCTAAATATTTTATCTACTTCTTCTTCATCTAGTGTTTCTACAAACAAATGACCAAAATTATATTCTACTAATAACCATATTTTTTTATGTGGATCATAAGACATAACTCCACAATGTTTAAATCCTTTTTTAAAAAACTTATGAGATCTATGAAAGTCATTGTTTTCATAGAAAAATACTAACCATTCAGTTTGTTTCGCCATACTGACTTTCTTTGCCCACTAAATATATCCCAACCTCTAGTTTTTACTACAGTTGGCTTTGAAGCTCTACCAGATAATAATGTTTTACCCTCTCCAGCTCCCATTAATAGATACTGTAAAGCATCATGAACATGGGAATATCTGTTTTTCATAGGTTTTTCATCATATCTATCGCCAGAAGTTTGTAATCTTCTATAAAAATAGCCACCATTGAAACCTTTTTTTAGATTTATACACCTTTTATCTACTAAAAAGCCTGGTTTTTGATCAATTAATCTATTTAAAGCTGTTTCTACAGCTTCTATTCGTAGTGCTATATCATTTGATGGAGCTGGTTTACCCTTTATTCCATTCTGTCGTAGTATTTGAAATGGTGTTGTTTCATCTGTTTGAGCTCTAAAATCTCCAGCTGGATCTCCATATACTTCTACATCTAATCCAGAATAATTTTTTGCTATTTCAAATCTAAGTAGTTCACTAAACCTAGATACACCCATATCAAAACAAACTAATTCTTGTAATATTAACCATCTACCATTTGGTAGTCTTTGACCAAAGACAGCAGCTGGTGTTAATCCAAAATCAATACCAATAAATATAGAAGTTGGAGCTGGCTCAATATCTTCTTTAGATAAATGTAAATCATTATTCCACATAGGATAAACAGGTTTACCCTCTTCTATGCTGCCAAGTTTATTCATTACATAAACATCTATCCAACCTTTTGTTTTTCCTTTGATAACATTGTTATAATAATCTTTTGTTAGATTTTTTTTGTTTTCACATGAAATATTTTTTTCATATCCAACAAGTGTACCATCTTTTTCTTTTTTTTCTTTCATAGCAGATGGCTGTGTAAAGAAAGACCAGTTATCTGGTTTAACTAACATAATAGCTTCATCTCTTGATATATGATCTGGTACTGGTACTTCTCCACTCATTATTGACCACCAATGATCTTCTTCTGGAGCATTTGTATCGGCAATAACTCCATACCAGGAAGCTCCACCA